GGACTACGAGCTCTACATCGAGTTTCTTAAAGAGCTCGGTCAGGCCAACGGTACTAGCGGCAACTACATCTACGACTTCACAGGCTTCAACGCCGTCGTGATGAACTACAACGAGAACCTCACCGCAGAGGGTCTCACCGAGGTCTCCTTCGACCTGATGTCCCGCGGTCGCCCCGTATTCGGCCGCTACGACGCTGGTGCTACCCCCCTGGCCTTCGGTGGCGTGCAGTCGAGCCTGCTGTTCACCTCTGCTACCTCCGGCACCCGCCGGTATGCGGTTGTACCAGCCAACAACGCTTCCTCTGTGGTTGTAGGCAACGACCTCACCGTCACCTACACCAGCGACGGCACCGCGGCGCTGACTCAGCTCTCCCTGGGTCAAACCGACGGCAGTGGCTTCCGCCTCGAGGTCGCCTCCGGTGGTGCTCTTGTTCCTGCTGCGGTCTCTCTGGCAAGCAACGTCGTTACCATCAACCCCTCTGCCAACCTGGCTAGCAACACCATCTACCGCCTCCGCGTGGCTGACGGTGCCATCAAACAGGCCCTCGACAACAGCGGTAACCCCTCTGCTACCGGTGTTCTGTTCCCCCTCCAAGGTTTCGAGACCCTCTTCCGTACGGCCTAAGGGTCAGACTGAGCTCGAGCCAACTACTCAGCCCCGCCACCGCGGGGCTTTTTTGTACCTACAGCAATGCAACACGACCTCTTAATGGACGCAGCCCACATGGTGTATGCAGTGAACTGCCAAGTACAAGGCGACACCCTTCACTGCGGCGCCTTGTACCTGGAGCCCCTGATCCCGTTCAAATCTATACGCTTAGCGTATGAGGCTGCTAGCGTGATGGTTGAACTACCTGACGAGCTCGTAAACCAAGTTGAGCCTTTCAGGTCTTGGTCCATCGATCTCCCCATCGCTGATGTCTAAGTACGCGTCGCTCCTGTTCTCCCCCGAGGAGTACCACGAGATCGGCCCTTTCCGCTTCCCCGTTTACCACGACCTTGTACCAGGTGAAGCTAAGGGCATTGAAACGCTGAGCCGTAAGCGGTCTAAGTCGACTTTTCGCTCTATTAAGCTTGCGCAACGCATTGCTAAAGACAAAGGCATCACAACCAAAGAAGCTATTGATCTCCTCGGCAACTCCGCCGAAGAGAACCAAGAGCTTCTCTACGACTACGCTTCTGATCTTGAAGAGCTACAGCGCGACTCCATCGGAGCGGTCGAGCAGCAGATCGCCTTCGTCACGCTCTTCATGCAGTACCGCGGCGAAGCCAAGCTGCCCCGCGCCAAGGACTGGCAAAAGCTTGAAGACTGGACCGAGGCCGACACCGAAGCCATCCCCACCCGCTTGATGGAGCAAATCTTCGAGCTCCTCACCTGGGAGCGTAATGGCTGGCCCACAGCGGAGGGAAACGATTCGGCGGAGGAGCCCGAATTCAGCCCTCCCCCGAGCAAATCCTGAAGCAAGCCGAGGACACGCTCCGCACACCGCTGTCTGACTGGGACTCGGTCTACTTCCGAGTCCGTTCATCTCCAGTAGGTGGAGACTTCACCCCCGCCCGGTTCCTCCGCACCCCGATTAGCACAATCCGCTGGCTGCTGCGCCAGATCGACGACCTCGAGCGCGGTAATGCCAACACGCAAAGCGTCACCGCGGCGCGGCTTACCACCGTGCTGATCCAGATCGCACACGGTTTCTCCGGTTCCAAGCGCCCCGCACCCAAGGTGCAGCCCCGCGATTTCTTCCCCTTCCCTGACTGGAAACCAACAGCAGCAGTCTCCGACGGCCCCGACGGACCCACCAAGTTCATCCTCTCCGAGCTCGTACGCACCCAGTGCCTGCCGCTGCACGTCTACGCCGCGCTCGCAACCGCAGCCACAGGCCCGACCTAACATACGAGTAGCGCATATCGGCCCGTGTCTGACTTTCGGCTCAACGTAATAGCTGAAACTCAGGCCGCTGAGCGAAAACTACAGCAGGTAGATAAACTCGCTACTGCGGCTACGAAGTCGCGTAAATTCAGTATTGACCTGAGAAGTCTAAACAAAGACTTTTCAAACATACAGAACGATATTAAGGCAGCCAGCAACAACATACGTACCTTTTACTCCATCAGTAAGAATATACCCGGAGTAGGGGATAAAGTCCGCGAGTTTGAGAGCCTAGCTAAGACCACTGCAGCCACAGCAAAACAGCAGTTCCAGTTCGGCACAGCGCTTAAGGAAAGCGCGCAGGCAGGAAGCATTCTCTCGCGCTCACTCACTGTCGCCGGCACCGTCGGTGGCCGCCTTATCGATGTACTCGCCAAGGTCGGATTCGCCACCTTTGCCCTCAAAGAGGCCGTCGGCGTCGTTCAAGCCGCATGGAACGGTTTCTTCAACAACACCATCGGCCGCGAGATCAAGCTCCGCGAGACGATCCTCAAAACTCAAACGACGCTCGCGTCTACAAACCGAGTCTTTGCCGATGGCAAGGAGATCACCGATCCATACCAGAAGATCGTCTCACTGACCGGCGCCGTAGCAGAGCGCATCGATTCCATCCGAGAACGGTCCATCGCCCTGGCGGGCGTCACCTCTAACGACGTCATCGAGGTCTTTGGCCTCGTTGCTGCACAGGTAGGACAGATCGGCGGTGGCTTGAAGGAAGCCGAAGACCTCGCGATCAACTTCGCTGCCGCTCTCGGCACCTTCGGAATACCGCTGTACCAGGCGCAGCAAGAGATCGGCTCCATCCTTCGTGGTGACATCACCACGGACTCGTATCTAGCCAAAGCGCTCGGTATCACCAATGAAGACATCGCTCGCGCCAAGTCTCAAACCGGCGGCGTAACCAAGTTCCTCGAGGACCGCCTCGCCGCCGCAGTAGCCGGCCAGAAAATTGCCGCTCAGGGCTTCGCCGGTGTCATCTCCAACATCGCTGACCTCGGTGAACTCATAGGCCAGAACTTCGGCCGCGGCCTTCTCGACCCCCTGCTTGCCGGCCTGACCAGTGTCTTCGAGACCCTGTTCAAGATCCGCACCCAGATCTTCGCCATCGCCGAGGGCGCCGGCCAAGCCATCGGCCGCGCCGGGCAGCTCGTCGTCGGGCTCACCGCCGGCCGCACCGGAATCGGCGCCGGCGACCCCTCCCGCGCCGCCTCTGCCGCTGCCTCCGTCGCGCAGCAAGGCTTCAACCAGATCGAGCTTGTCGCTCAGCGCACCGTCGGTGCCCTCACGCAGGCCATCGAAGCGTTGAAGCCCACCGCGCTGATCCTGGTCGACGCCTTCCGCAACATCGCCGAGGCCTTTGTCCGCATCAAGGTCGGAACCTTCGAGGCCCTCGCCTCCGCCCTGGCCAACATCGCCAGCGTCGTCGGCGCTATTTCGCAGCCTCTGGCGGGCCTCTTCAACCTCTACTCGCGCTTCCTCAACACCCCCGCCGTCCAGTACTTCTCCGAGGTCGCCGCAGTACTCGGTCTCCTCAAGCGCGTCGGGCTCGACGCCGCTACACAGCTCGTACTCTTCGGCCGCTTCATCGTCGGCGCAGTCATCCCCGCCATCGGCGGCCTCGGCACAGCTCTCGCCGGCCTGGTCGGTGCCATCGCCGCTGTCGTCCTAGCCGTCGGCAAACTGATCGTCCTCTTCGCCGGTCTGGCCACAGCGCTCGTAGGCCCAGCCGCCGCTATCCCCGCTCTGGCAGCCGGCCTCAAGGCGCTATCAGTTGAGCTGCTCACCGTAGGCAAGCAAGCTGTCACGTCAGGCACGCAACTGAACGGCCTCGCTGCTGGCTTCCGCGGCCTCGGTGCTGGTGCAAAAGCCGCCGGCGCATCGATCCTTGCGTCCTTGGGTTGGGTGCTCGTCATCCAAGTCGGTATCGCCGCCGTCATTGACGCCTTCGGTCGCTTCCAGCGTGCACAAGAGGATCAACAGTCAAACGCCCGTGCTGCTGAAGCCCTCCGTCGCCTCCAAACTACATACAAGGATGTAGGTGATTCAGCTGATAGCGCTACAAAATCCGCTCGCGACTTTGAGCAGGCCATCGTTAATGCCAACTACAGCCGCAATATCGATCAGCTAGAAGAAGTACGCAAGAAAATCAACCAGATTCGCTATGAGCTCAAACCCGGTATCCAAAGCTGGGGCGAATTCTGGGATGCACTCTCTGGCTCCGAGGTCGGCCGTTTCGAGGAACGTTCTCGTCAAGTACTCGGTGGCCTACTCAAAGAGGAAGCCAAGATCAAAGCCGAGCTACGGGGTGTAGACGCCCAACGCGACCGTGAGCAAGCGATCAAGGACATCCAGCTCCAAGCACAGAACCGCACCAACCTCGAGCGCGAGATCGCTGACCTGCGCCGCCAGCTCGAGAACGACCTATTCCAGCAGCGCGAAGCCTTAGCTCAGAAGGAAGTCGACATCTTCCGTGCCGCCGGCGAGCTGCGCATCAAGCAGATCGAGCGAGCCAACGCCAAGCTCATCGAGGGTGAAGAGGGCGCCTCCCGCGCTGCCCTCGAGGCGCTCAACAACTACATCGCCACCCGCGAGCGCGGCGAACTCGAGATCGAAGCCGCCAAGCAGACCATTGCCATTGAGGTCACCAACCTCGAGAAGGCAATCAGCGACTACCGCTACGATACCGAGAAGAAGATCGCCGAGCTCCGCAAAAAGTCCGCGGACTACGAGCGCGATTCAGCTGACGCTCGGCGCCGAGCAGGCGTCGCCGGACCCGCCGCACCTACAGGACCTAGCGGAGCCCTCAGTCAGCTCATCGGTGGGCACGAAAGCTACGGAGGAAACTACGGAGCGTTCAACCGAGGCGGTAGCAATCAGGGACATACAGCGCATGGCAGTGGTATAGATCCAAACCTAGTCAATATGACGATCGCTGAGATTCAGCGAAGGCAACTCGCGCCCAATGTTCCACGTAACCAGCAGCTACATGCTGTTGGTAAGTATCAAATCATCGGCTCTACTCTTCGTTCTTTAATGAGCGGAGGCTATGGCCCCACTGGTGTTTCTCCCTCGGACAAGTTCAGCCCAGCAGTACAGGAGAAGCTGTTTGAAGCCCTGGCCCGTAATCGTGTTGTTCCGGGAGACATCGCAGCCACCGAGCGCGGACTCAAACAGGAGTGGATCGGACTCCAGTATGCCGACCCGCGCAAACTTCGCGCCGCAACACAGCAACTGATGGGAGGCGGCGCAGGTGCTGCTGCTGCCCCTCCTACAGCTGCCCCTGCCGGTGGCAGCGAACTACCCGATGCATCCGCTGCGGCTGACAACTACGCCACTGCTGTTCGCAGTCTCGCCGGCGCAATGGAGCGCCTCCGCTCACTACAGGCAGCGCTTACCGAGGCCAACACAGCAGAGGCGTTTGACGAGATCGCAAAAGCCGCCTTCCCTCAGGTCGCAATCGAGCAGTACCAAGACCAGCTCCTCGAACTGCAGGCCAACTACGACGCTCTCACACGTAGTGACTCGACAACCTTTAGCCCCGAGCGCGCCGCTCTCGAATCCAACCTGTTTGCCCAGCGCGCTACTGCTGCGCGTGAGCTCCAACAGATCCTCGACGGTATTGCTAAACAGACGAAGCTGAATGACACGGAGAGAACACGCGCTAT